GCGCTCCCGATTAGTCAGATCGTAAACTTTTTCGGGGTCCGTTGCTTTTTCTACAATCTTTTTGACTATAGCTTTTTTCTGTTCTGGATCTTCTTTAATCACATTGAACCAATCATCTCCGGCTTTTACAGCACGCTCAGTGTCATCTGATAACGTGACTTTTTTCCCGGTATAACGCAGTTCAGGATCCTGCCCATCGTACCTAAACCTATCGCCTAAGCGTTCCTCAAGATCCTTGGCGCTTTTTTCACGCGACTTTTCGGCAGACTCACGCCCCGCGCTGCCTTTGCTGCGTGGTTTGGCTTTATCTAACAGCTCCTTAGCTTTTTTGAGTCCGTCGCCCATTAGTAATCGCAAATCTTACAGGTGACAGTCACCTGTGCAAGTTAAAAATTGCACGTCCTTTTTGATTTAGATTCCGCCCGGCCTTGGCCACCACATCTTTCTTTTTGAACCACGTCTTATAACCGGAGGTTCGATTATAGGGATCTTTGGGGGTTTTGTCCGTGGCGCTGAGTCCGAGCCGGGCCCGGCAGAGGTCAATCAGGATAAAGGCGGCATCGGACAAGTCGGGGCTTTTGCCGATCCGGGACTTCATGTCGGCCTTGCTCTCGACCCGAATCCGCATACCCGACCCTTTTTCGGTCGTATACAGCCGCTCGGTCATTTCCCGAACCAAATCGCGGCCGACTCCGAAGAGCTGTTTGTTGCGGATCAGCTCCTTGCCCGCCCACCAAAGCTCGCTCACCCGGTTGGAATACCGCTCATGGCCTGGCGTCGGATCGGTCAACGAGACATGCTTGTCACTGGCCTTGCCCCCGAAGTGGACCCGAAGGACCTCTCGGCTCCAGACCACGTCGACCACGTCCCCGAAAGGCGCGCCGCCACCGGAGGCATCGTAAGCCGCGTTTCTGGGCAGGACGCCCCAGGCTTCGCACTTGTCGCGGAACTGCCGGGCGATCTGGTAAGACCTTGGCTCTTCCTTGTTGGTCACGTCCTCGCGCAGCTCTTCGTAATGGTCCAGGCAAATGACTTTCTTGCCCTCAGCGTTAAAGCCACAAAAACCGAAATACAGGATGCTGCGGTCGCCATTGGAGCTAAACGAAGGATCGAGAGCCGCGACTTTCGTGGGCGGTTCCAGCCAGGTCACCGTCTGGTCCGCCCCGTGGCGGATGATGTCGGCCTCGGAGTAGATGGAGTCTTCCGCACCCGTCGGACACCAAAAGCCACGATACATACGCCAATACCCTGGACTGTTTTCCCCGAGCTTGCTGGCGCTCTCGGCCAAGTTCTGTGGAGTAATCATCCACGGATAGATGATGTGTCCGGCCTGAATGTTGGGGGACTTGTGGGCGTCAAAGTGCAGGCAATAGCCGCGCTCGGTTTCCCACTCCTCGTCGTTGACCGTTATCGAACCCCAGCCGCTCTTGGGAGTGGCGAACTGGCCGAAGGGATCGTAGTAAGACGCAGGGTTGCCGATGCCGATCAACTGAAAATGCGGGTTGTTGGATAAGTTGGTGTAGGCCGCCTCAAGGATGGACTCACCCAACTCGGGCAACTCGTCGGCGATGAAAATGACCCGCTGCTGCTTGATGCCGACCAGCTTGCCGATGGCCTCGCGTTCTTTTTTGCGTTCGGCGGCAATCAATGAAATACCGCAGCGGTCGCCGAATTGCTTCCCGCTTCCGTCGTCGAAGCGGATCATGCCGACCGAGTCCACGAGCTTACCAGGTAAACCCGGCACCGCGCGCCACATGTCCGTGATTGCGCCCCAGATACGTTTGCGCGATTCCTTCAAACTCGTCGACGTGACCAGGACCAAGGTGTTCCAGGGCGAGCAAAGGAATTGCACGATGGCCCACAGTGCGTAGGCCTGAGATTTTCCCGACGAGGCGCAACCCGCCACGGCCAGATACTTGTGCTCGAAGGCGGCCTCGATCATGCGCTCCAGCCAAGGCGTCCATTCCACACGATTGCGCGAGTCCGGGTGGTTCCACAGGTGGTCCACAACCTCCTTGAAATGGTGCATTTGGCCCGGAGATTTTCTTGGCGGTTTTATCAAACAAGTCAGCTCGACGGTGACCATCGTGATGTCCGTGGGCCATTGTTCCCCATAGATCGAAACCGTGCGCGGGGCGGATGCTGATTTCTTTTTCGCTGGCATAAATTTGTCAGCGATTTGCCAGCAGGTGACTATTCACCTTCGTAAGTCGTTGATTTACAACGAGATAAAAATGGAGCCATGGGGATTCGAAGTCGCTTCTCAAATTGTCAAACACCCGCACTTGAAACTTTTTATCACTGTGTAGGATCAACATTTTATGGCAAAAACTGCATGAATTGACAAAAGTTTCTCTTGCGTATGGTGTGGGTTTTGGTCACCCTCAATTTGACAAAAGTTGTCATCCAGATGACAATGCTGTCATACAAAAAATGAGCACCACACGCAGGATCACATGGCCGTTGGTTCAACGGAACCGCTACGGCAAAGTCACCATCTACCGCCAGCCCCGCAACGGGGACTATTTGTTCACGATTGCCTACCGGCTGGGCAGCCGACGCATTCGCGAAACGCGCAAAGACTTCGACGACGCGCTGGATCGCGCGGCCCAAGTCCTCGCGGCTTTCGAAAAAGGCGAAACGCCGCAACCGGCGACCAAAAGCGTCGACAAATGGAAACATGTCTTAAAGGGCACCAAACTCGAAGACGTGCTGCGCTTCTACGCACAGCACCACAACCTGATGCCATCGGTATCGGCGGTGACTGTCACCGAAGAGTTCGTCGCAGTCAAGCGCAGAGACCCGATCCAAAAAGACACGCTGGCCACGATCAAATACCACGTGGGCAAGTTTGCCGATTACTTCCGCAACAAAGACTTCAAGACCATCACGGTTGACGATCTCAACAACTACCTGGGTTCAATCGAGGACCTGCGCACGCGGCACAACAACCGCGCCAACATCAAGGCCATGTACCAGTGGGCTTTGACCAAGGGCTATACGTCTTTCATGCCGGAGTACAAAGGCACGGTGGCCGACGGGACAAAAAAGATCTCGTCCAAGCATTTTAAGAAGACCCCGAATTTTTACTCGCCCGACGATCTCAAGCGTCTTTTTGAAGAGGCCCACTGGACCATGGTCCCGTGGATCATCGCGGCCAACTACAGCGGCATCCGTCTGGCCGAAATCGCCCGGCTCAAGTGGAGCGATGTCGACTGGGAGGAGGGCGCGTTTGTCCTCAAGACCGAAATCACCAAGACCAACAAGCGGCGGTATGCTTACTTCCCGCCAGGGGTCAAAGACGGACTCAAAGAAATCGCCATGCAGGCCGAGACTCGGAAGATGACCAAGCTCATCCACGGCAACATCAACAAGCGGGTCAAAAAACTGCGCGAAGCGGCGGGGATACCTTACAAGCAAAACGGACACCGCAAGGCCTACATCACGTACGCCATGGCCCTAACGCGCAACGCCAACGAGATCGCCGAGCAGTGCGGAAACTCGCCCTCGGAGATTCAATCGACGTACAAAGGCTTGGCGGCCAAAACGATAGCCGAAGAGTGGTTCAAGGTGATTGACACCCCGAAGATTCTGGCCAAACTTTATTAACAAACACAACCGCACAACACAGAACACACACAATGGCTAACCAACGCGATAAGAACAAACGCATCCTGGGCGTCTACCTGGAGCGCGAAACATACCAAAGACTGACCAAACTGGCGGTCCGCAAGAAAACCAACGTGGCCGACCTAGTTCGGTCACACCTTGGAAAAATGGTGGAGGACGTCGTCCTCTCGCCACAAGAGCGAGCTGACATCAAAAAAGAACAGTCGGACTTCGAGAAAAAACAAAAAGCCAAACTGGCCAAAGAACGCTCGCTCCAAAACCGCCTGGACCGATATAAAAAAGATCTCTGAGAAGTATCCCTCACCTGCTTCTCGGATTTAGGTAATCTACGCCAAAAACAAACCCAAACTCGTTGGGTAAGGGGGTGACAGCCACCTTTACCCGACTCCACCTAATAAGAAACCACGACCCATGTACAAAGAGGTAGAACTCGAAATCGACAATGAAACACTGACCAAACTCGACAAGCTCGCGGCCGAACAAGGTATGACGCGGGACGAACTCATCAACCGAAGCCTCAAGGCCGAGTTAGATGCGCTTGAACCGGTTAACGCTTGAGGCTGGCAACAGCGTTCGCCTGACGATGCTGTCCGATGGACGGATGCGCATCGACATGGAGGACGTGGAGCCGGGGCAATTGCTGCAGGACGATCGTGACCCCATCTACGACGTACGCAGCGCTGCCGACCGACTCCAGACCACGCCGCGACAAATCCGCGCTCTGATGCGTCAGGACAAAAACCCCCTGCCCTTTTACAAGATCGGCGGCAAAGTCCGGTTCCGTGAATCCGACATCCAGGGATGGATCGAGTCGGGACTCACGGCCTCGGCCCGCCGCTGCAGGGCGCGACTTCTCGCGGCATGATCATCGCAATCGACCCAGGTAAGTCGGGCGGTTTCGCCTATGGTGTAGATTTAGCTGCACCACAGGTCTGCAACATGCCCGACACCCTGGGCGATCTCGCCACGCTCCTACGCCAATTCCCCTCCGGCGGGGTCGTCTACCTGGAAAAGGTCGGCGGCTACGCCGGAGGTCGGGGGGCTCCGGGTTCGGCCATGTTTAATTTCGGCAAGGGTGTTGGTCACCTCGAAGCGATAACATACATGCAAGGCTTCGAAATGCGGCAGGTGGCCCCGCAGAAGTGGCAAAAGGCCCTAAGCCTCGGCAACTCGAACGGCATGTCGAAGACCGAGTGGAAGAACAAGTTGAAGGAGCGCGCCCAGCAACTTTACCCCAAGGTCACGGTGACCCTGGCGACTGCGGACGCCTTACTTATTTACCATGCTGCCCATCGGGGGTTAATTTGAAGACCCTCTACGCCGCTCAAGAGGAGCACGTTAACCGATTGGTTAATGCGCTAAAAAAGCACCGGGCCGCATTGGATTCGTCGGAGACTGGCACGGGCAAGACCGTCTGTGCCATCGAGACAGCCAAGCGGCTCGGTGCTTCCATTTTTGTCGTCTGTCCGAAGATCGTCATCCCCTCGTGGGAGCGGACATGTGTTGAACAAGGTACGAGGCCCCTTGGCATCCTCAACTACGAGAAGCTGCGCACCGGCAAGACGCGCTTCGGGCACTGGAGCGGCAAACAGTTCGAGTGGAAGATTCCGAACGACTGTTTGATCGTCTGGGACGAGGTGCACAGGTGCCAGGGGATGTGGAGCCAAAACGCGAAGATGCTCATCGCGGCCAAGCCGTGGCACAACCTGTTGCTTTCCGCCTCCGCCGCCGAAGACCCGACCGAGATGCGGGCCAGCGGATTCATCCTCGGGATTCATTCACTTTCGAATTTCTACAACTGGGCCAAGGCGCACGGGTGCGTGATCAACCCGTGGGGCCAGCTTGAGTTCAAACACCGCGAGTCCTGGGCCCTGGACAAGATCAACTACGAACTCTACCCCGAGCACGGCGACCGTATGACACGGGCTCTGCTGGCCGAGCACTTCAAGGAAACACGCATCGTCACCGACCCGATTGACTTCGGGGACAGGGGGCAGATCAAAAAACTCTATGAAGAAATGGACCAAGAATTGTCCGCCCTCGAACAGCGGATGCAAAACGACAGCAAAAACAAAGCCGCGCAAAAACTCGTCGCGCAGCTCCGAGCAAGACAGGCAATCGAACTGGCGAAAGTACCAGCGACGGTTGAAATCATTGAGGACGAACTCCACGCCGGAAATTCGGTGGCCGTCTTTGTCAACTTTGCGGCTACGATTGAAGCCCTTGGGCAAAGGCTCAAAGTCCCCTACGGCAAAATCGAAGGCGACCAAAAAACCGAAGAGCGACAGTTGGTCGTGGAACGATTTTCAAGCGATGCTGATCAAGTCGTCCTCTGCAACATCGCGGCCGGAGGACTCGGAGTATCGCTTCATGACCAACGAGGCGTAAGACCGCGCACCGCACTGATCTCGCCGACCTTCAACGCCAAGGATCTTTTGCAAACGCTGGGCCGGGTCGACCGTGCCGGGTCTATGACAAACTCGGTGCAGCGGATTTTGTTCGCGGCCGGGACGGTCGAGGAGAAAGTCGAGGCCTCCGTCAAGCAGAAACTGAAAAATTTGTCCGAGCTGCACAAAGGTGACTTGACACCCACAACAGATTCCCTAGTGTTGACGCCACAAATGACACCGCCCGCCTCACAACCGGTAGTGCCGTCGGCTGAACCGGCCCACGCCAAGCACGGCCCCTCCTCCCTCAAATACAAGGAAATCTGTCCGTCTTGGCAGAACCGTGAGGGGTCCAACTGGGCCTCGGACAAGGGCGACCGCATCCATGAGGCCATGGAAAAGGACGACCCGTCCAAGTGCGCCAATGACGAGGAACGGTCGATCTACGAGTCCCTGCAGGGGTATGTCGGGCAGATCATCCGGAGGAAAACGGGCGTATGAGTGACACGCCACAAACAGATGCTCAGCTAACGAGCTTTTTGTCGATCAGCAAGCTCGGCAGGCACTTCACCAATCGCACCGGCACGGTCAGTGCCAAGTTTGCCCGCAAACTGGAGCGGAGCATCTACGAGTGTGAAGCGGAGATCAAAGATCTGACGATCCGCGCTCAAAAGGCGGAGCGGGAACGCGACCTGATGAACTCCTATTTCGAGGCCCTGAAAGTCGAAGCCAAAAAACTGCGCCGTGAATTGGGTGACGCGCAAATCGAATCCAAAAACTGGAAAACGGCATGCTTCGCTTACCGGGAGGAGGCCGCTTCTAAATGACCACCATCGTCAAAGACCTTCGCGAGATCAGGGTCAAGATCGACCTGGGTTCGGGACGCAGCACCTTCGGGACGTGTGACCGCTTTATTATTTACGCGGACGATACGGCTGACGCCATCGACTACAAGACCGGCTACGGCGCGATCGACGACGCGGAGATCAACATCCAGGGCCAGGCCTACGTCCTCGGGCTCTTCCAGAAATTTCCCCACGTCAACGAGATCACCATGTGGTTTTTGGTCCCAGCGCGGGACGAGGTTAGTACGCACACCTATACCAGGAAAGACATGTCGACCATTAGACTGCGTGTGTCGACCGTGATTGAGCGGGCGGAGGCCGGTGGGGGCTTCAACCCGCAAGCGGGAGTGTGCGATTACTGCGCCTATCAGGCGAAATGTCCCGCGCTGGCGACCAAGATTTTAACAATCGCCCAACGCTACCAGGAGGAAGGACTGCCGATTCCGGAATCTGTGCACGGCAGCGAGCAGGACGATCCTGAAAAAGTCGCAGCCCTCATGACCCTGGTCCCGATCGTCGAGTCCTGGGCCACCGGGGTCCGCAAACGCGCGACCGAGATGGCCGTCGATCAAGGTCTGGATCTCCCCGGCTTCAAGGTCATCGAACAAAGCAAACCGCGTTCGATCACCAGCGCGCTCGGGGCCTTCGAGGCCGTGCAGAGCGAGATCGAGCTGCGCGAGTTCCTGACCTGCGTGGACAAAGTTTCGTATCCAAAACTCGAAGAACTTTTTGCCCAAAAAGCCCCTCGGGGCTCGAAGGCGAAAACCCGGCTTACTTTGGAGGGTAAGCTGCGGGACCTGGGAGTCCTTCAAGACGAAGGCGTCTCCTACCAACTCCGCAAAAAGAAAACCTAAAAATCCAAACAACCAAAATATATGGCAACTGTATCGTTCAAAGAAACGGCCCCCGAGGCCGTCAACCAGGCTCCGGCGACGGAGTCCAAAATCGTGCCCGCAGGTGACAGTCACCCCGTGGCAATAACCAAGTCTGAAGCCATGACGGTGCCCGCCGCTCGCGGCATCACGGGCGAGATCACCATGCGCGACATCCAACTGCCGCGCGTCAACCTGGTCCAGAAGATCGGCGAATTGGCCGACTCGGGCCTGACACCGGGCGTCTTCATGCTCAACAAGGAAGCGATGCTTTCCGACGGTAAGACGCCGCTAAGCATCACGGTCCTGCGCCTGCACAAGCAATACCGGCAGAAACTGGAACAAGGGGACCAGTCCATGCCGCAGGTCTATGACAAGCAGGAGCAGGTCATCGCCAACGGGGGCAGCCTCAAATGGGGTGAGCCGAACTACTTCCAGGAGATCGCGCACCTCTCGCTGGCCATCGAAAAACCGGCCAACCTCAAAGAGGAGTTCGCGGCCTTCTTCTACCGCGAGCACGCAAGCAAGCAATACACGCTGGCAGTCTATACTGTCGCGTCGTCTGCCTTCACCTCGCTCGGCAAGAAGATCATCACCGCCGGTTACAACCAGTTGTCCAGCGGACTCTGGACCGGTAAATGGCAGCTCACGAGTTCCCTGACCAAGGGGGCCAAGGGCACGTGGTTTATCCCCGAGGCCAAGTTCGACGGGCTGCATTCCAAGGAGGATGCGGCGTTCTTCGAGTCCATGGTCGCCAACACTCAGTAACAATTCATGTCTGGTCGGGGTGCATGCTACGCAGGGAGATCCTGCGGGGAGGAAGTAATGCGATGGGCGCTTTGTGTGGGCGCTCACTACGCTGTGTGCCCTCTGTGAAACAAAGCTCCGGCCAGACACTCCCCTTTCATGCAAACAGCAGCCATCGACTTCGAGACCTACTACTCGAAGGACGTGGGTATCGACAGCCAGGGTGTGTGGCACTACTGCCGACACCCTGAATTCGATGCCTATTTGGTGACGATTTCCACTTCCACCGGCCAAAAATACTGTGGGAGGCCGGAAAATTTCGATTGGTCGACCATCGCCGGGGAAAACTGGCGTTGGGTGAGCCACAACCGGTCCTTCGACAAGCCGGTCTACGAGAGTATTGTCGAAAACGGCAAGGTCCCCGCCCATTTCCCGCACGTTTGGGACTGTACGGCCGATTTATGCGCCTTTTTGGGAGTGCCGCGCAACTTGAAGGGCGCATCGGAGGCTCTTTTCAAGGCTCAGGTGTCCAAAGACACCCGCAACAAGATGAAAGGCAAGCGATGGGAAGAGATGGACGAGGCTTTCCGCCGCGAAGTCGAAGAGTATGCCATCGCCGACGCCGACTACTGCCTTAGAATTTGGGAAGAACACGGTCACAAGTGGCCCGAGCATGAACAATGGCTTTCGCGCGAGACCACGCGCATGTGTGTCCAGGGTGTGCCGGTCAATAAGACGGTCGTTCGGGACCGCATCGAACACTTGAAGGTCCTTTTGTGGGAAGCGGAGCAGAAACTCCCCTGGGTCCAGGAGGACAAGAAGACCCTGTCCCCCCTCGCCCTGGCTGAGGAGTGCCGCAAGGTTGGCATCCTGCCCCCGCCGTCCCTGGCCGAGGACAGCGAGGAATGCGAAGCGTGGGAAAAAGAGTATGGCGACCGCTACCCGTGGGTTTCGGCCATGCGTCAGTTCCGCAAGTGCAACGCGCTCCTGCGGAAACTCGAAACCATGGAGGGTCGCACAAGGCCCAACGGATGGATGGGCTACGGGCTCAAGTATTTCGGGGCCACCACGGGCAGGGATTCAGGGGACGCGGGGCTCAACATGCAGAACTTGCAGCGCGCCGAGAGCTACGGGGTCAACGTACGCGGATTGATCGAAGCCCCGGAAGGTATGACACTTGTTGTCGCGGACTTGGCGCAGATCGAACCAAGGTGCCTGGCCTACCTGGCCAAGGACGCCGAGATGCTGGAGTTCATCAAAAACAGCTCCGATCTTTATGAAGCACAAGCCAGGGCCTGGGGGTTCTGGGACAAGCCCGAATCGCTGCGCACCGACACCACCGGCATCCGCCATCTGGTTC